AGCCAGAAATGGGTCCAGAAGCAGACGAAGAAGAATCAGAAGAAGCCGAAGAAGAAGCAATTGAAGCACCATTTGAAGCAACAGAAGAAGATGGTGAAGAAGTTGAAGAAGGTGCAAAAAAAGAAAAATCCGTTGGCGAGACTATGAGAGAATACGTCGAAAAAGTCTCTGCACCTAACAATTCAGAAGGCGCTGATAACACTACGAGTCCGGTAGCATCGAAAGGTGGTAAAGACTCAGGTGCTGATGGTAAAAACATTGCACAAAGTGGTGAAGAAAAGGGCGGTAAGGCTCCTGCGGCAAAGGACATGGGGAAATCTTTCGAGAATGAACCAGGTGCTAACGCTGGGGATTCTTTTAAAAAAGCATCTGTAAAAAAGACTGCTGAGTAATTAGGAGGAAGCCAATATGGCATCTTTGTACCTACGAGAAAATTTGACATTTGACCAAGCAAAGGTCACTTTAGAGTCACAAGGTGAAGGAGAAAACAAGTCTCTTTATCTAAAGGGCATTTGTATTCAGGGTGGTGTCAAAAACGCTAACCAGCGTATATACCCTGTCTCTGAGATAGGCAACGCTGTATCGACCCTAAAGGATCAAATTGACGGAGGATACTCAGTTCTAGGTGAAGTTGATCACCCAGATGATTTAAAAGTAAATTTGGACAGAGTTAGCCACATGATCACTGACATGTGGATGGACGGTCCTAACGGGTTTGGCAAAATGAAAATTTTGCCAACTCCAATGGGTAACCTAGTTAAAACGATGCTGGAAAGCGGAGTTAAACTAGGTGTCTCATCAAGAGGAAGCGGAAATGTTAACGAGTCAAACGGCGAAGTTTCAGAGTTTGAAATTATTACCGTGGATGTAGTGGCACAACCAAGTGCTCCTGGGGCATATCCTACACCAATCTATGAACACTTTATGAACACTAGAGGTGGATTAAGTGCGATTAGATCAGCAGGTGAGGTAGGACATGATCCGAAAGCACAAAAGTATCTACAAGAACAGATACTACGAGTCATAAAAGGCTTGCAGTAACAAAAAGGAGAAGCACGATGAGTGACGTTTTTAATAAACTTTTTGAAACTGGGATTATTAGCGAAGAGGTCAAAGACCAAATCACTAATGCCTGGGAATCAAAAGTAAAAGAGCACCGTGATAGTGTTACTGCTGAACTACGTGAAGAATTTGCTAAACGCTACGAACATGATAAATCAAGCATGGTTGAAGCGATTGACGCAATGGTCTCCGAGCGTTTGGAATCAGAAATTAAAGAACTTTCTGAAGATAAAAAAGCACTTGCTGAAGCAAGAGTTGAATATAAGAAGAAAGTTGCTGAACATTCTGAGAAACTGCAAGAGTTTGTACTCGGTCAGTTATCCAAAGAAATTTCAGAGTTGAATGAAGACCGTAAAAAAGTTTCAGAAAACTTTGGAAAACTCGAAGACTTTGTTGTTAAATCTTTAGCAAAAGAAATCACAGAGTTTGCAGAAGATAAAAAGGATCTAGCAGAAACCAAGGTTAAACTTGTAAAAGAAGCAAAATCCAAACTTGATGAAGTGAAACAACGCTTTATTGAGAAATCTGCAAAAGTGGTAGAGTCTGCTGTTAATTCTAAATTAACTTCAGAAATCAAACAACTCAAAGAAGACATTAGTGCTTCAAGAGAAAACCACTTTGGTAGAAAACTATTCGAAGCGTTTGCTAATGAATATCAATCATCTTACTTAAACGAAAAATCAGAAACTGCGAAGTTGATGAGAGTTATCGCTGAGAAAGATGCATCATTAGAAGAGGCTAAGAAAACCATCACAGAGAAGGACACTTTAGTTGAGTCTAAGGAAGCAGAAATTGCTAAAGCCAAAGACGAAGCAGAGAGAGTTGCAGTGATGAATGAGTTGTTAAACCCACTAGGTAAAGACAAGCGAGAAATCATGTCAGAACTATTGGAAAGTGTGCAAACAGGTAAGTTGCATACTGCGTTTGAAAAGTATCTACCTGCGGTAATGGAAGATAAAAAACCATCAACTGCAAC